ACCTCGACCTCAACGAACTAGTCGAAGAGGCTTTTGAGCGTTGTGGGGCTGAGCTTCGCACGGGCTATGACTTGCGTACGGCGCGGCGCAGTCTCAACCTGCTCACTATTGAGTGGGCTAACCGTGTCATTAACCTATGGACCATCGAGCAGGGGTCAATCCCCATGGTGCAGGGGCAGATTGTTTACGAGCTGCCTGTAGACACTATAGACCTACTTGAGCATGTCGTGCGCACCCAGACCGGGGAGCAGCAGACCGACATCACAATTAACCGCATCAGCGTTGATACATACTCGACAATCCCAAATAAGAACGCGCAGGGTCGGCCTATCCAAGTGTGGATTAACCGCCAGTCAGGTGCGACCTATCCGGCAGGTGGACGGCCTGCGGGCACTAACTCGACTACGGGTGTCGATCACCCGTCGATTAACGTCTGGCCAGCTCCAGACCAGAGCAATTATTATACTTTTGTCTACTGGCGCTTGCGCCGCTTACAGGATGCTGGTGATGGTGTTACTACGCAAGATATACCGTTTAGGTTCATCCCTTGTATGGTGGCTGGTCTCGCGTATCACCTATCCCTGAAAATCCCCGGCGCGCTTGAGCGTTCTGCGGGGTTGAAGATGCAGTACGAAGAACTCTGGCAGCAGGCTGCTGATGAGGACCGCGAGAAGGCACCATTACGCCTTGCGCCTCGTCAGTATTTCCGGTGACGTGTGCCTAATCGGTTTGCATCTGGTAAATGGGCAATCGCCCAGTGCGACCGCTGTAACTTCCGCTATAAGCTGAAGGAACTCAAGCGGCTTGTCATCAAGACCAAGAACGTCAATATTCTCGTATGCCCCACATGTTGGGAACCAGACCAGCCGCAGCTTCAGTTGGGTATGTACCCCGTTGATGACCCACAGGCGTTGCGCAACCCACGCCCAGACAACAGCTATTATCAAGCGGGTTTGAACGTGAACAATAATCCCACTGATGGTAGTCGCGTAATTCAGTGGGGGTGGGACCCTGTAGGGTTAAATAATCCTTTGGGTTTATTTGGTCTTCCAAATACGCTATTAGGTAATGGTCAAGTAGGGACCGTAACGATTGAGACGGAGAATTAGTGATGGATAAGAAAGATTTGAAGCAAGACAAGGCCACTGTGGCAAAGGCTGTGCACAAGCACGAGCGTGCGAAACACAAGGGTCAGCCGCTAACTAAGCTGGCTAAAGGTGGTAAGACCAACGCGCAGATGAAGGCTTTGGGCCGCAATCTTGCCAAAATCGCTAACCAGAAGAAATCTTCGCGGGGTAAATAATATGGATTATAAGCCAAAAACGGTACCGATTGTGAAGAACAATAGCGGCTACCCAAACAATGTACCTAACACTCAGACCGTGAAGACTCGCGGTACGGGTGCGGCAACTAAGGGTACGCATAGCAGCAAGAAGTTGGCATAATGAATTACGCTGAACTGTTCGAGACAATCAAGGGGTACGTCGAAAACGACTTCCCCAACACTTCGTGGACCGGCTCTAACGGTACTACGGTGACTTTGACGTCTACCGAACAGATCAACACGTTTATCGAACAGGCTGAGCAGCGCATCTTTAACACGGTGCAGCTGCTTGACCTGCGCAAGAACGTGACGGGTAACATGACGTCAGGCAACAAATACCTTTCGGTGCCTTCAGACTGGCTGGCTAACTTCTCCATGGCGGTTATCGACGCCACTGGACGCTACGAATACCTGCTCAACAAGGACGTCAGCTTTATCCGGCAGTCGTTCCCAAACCCAAATACGACCGGCATACCCACACACTATGCTTACTTCGACGAGAACTCGTACATTCTGGGGCCGACGCCGGACGCTAACTATGCAGTCGAACTGCATTACTTCTACTACCCAGAGTCCATCGTAACTGCTGGCACAAGCTGGTTGGGCGATAACTTCGATAGCGCGCTGCTCTACGGTGCGTTGATTGAAGCATATGTCTTTATGAAGGGCGAGCAGGATATTAACGCTGAGTACCAGAAGCGGTACGACAGCGCGATGGGTATGCTCAAGCAGCTTGGCGAAGGTAAGAACCGTCAGGATATGTACCGGACGCCGCAAGCACGATATCCGGTCCAATAGGAGATATAGATGTTCGACCCCGTTTCAGGCACTATTGGCAACGTCATGGTTATGGCTACCCAAGGTCGTGGTTCCACGCCGGAAGAAGTTGCCGAGCGTGCGCTGGATAAGATTATCTATGTCGGCAGCAATGCACATCCTGCTATCCGGGACCAAGCTGAAGCCTTCAAAGACAGCATCCGTGGAGTGTTAGTGCACTATATGCACGAAGCTGTGCGGTCGCATAACGTAACTCTGGTGAACAAATTTAAACAGGCGGGGTATCCAGAGCTTACCTCGATACTTGATACATAAGGAGGCCTTAAGATGGCAATTACCCAAGCAATGACCACGTCGTTTAAGGCCGAGCTTATGCTGGCTGTGCACGACTTCCGCGTAGGCGGCGATACCTTTAAGCTGGCGATGTATACTTCGTCGGCTACGATTGACGCCAACACCACCGCATACACTACGTCTAACGAAGTAACAGGTACAAACTACACCGCTGGCGGTGGTACACTGACTAACCTTGGTGTTGTTACGTCGAACAATAACGCGTCTTCGGGTACGGGCTTCACGGACTTCTCCGACTTGACCTTTGCAAACTCGTCCATCACGGCACGTGGCGCGCTCATCTATAACACGACGCCTTCGGCTAACTCGAACGCGAACACCACGCTGACGAACGCTGCGGTAGCCACACTGGATTTTGGTTCGGATAAGACTTCGACAGACGGTGACTTCACCATCATCTTCCCGACTGCTGCTAATACGACTGCAATCATCCGCATCGTATAAGGAAAACCAATGCCTTTAAATGTTGCTGACCGCGTACGCGATACTACCACTACCACTGGTACAGGTACGATAACGCTCAGTGGTACCTCACCTACGGGGTACCAGACCTTTAGTGCGGTCGGCAACGGTAACACCACATACTACACCATTAATGCTGGTGCACAGTGGGAAGTCGGTATTGGGACTTACTCAGGTGCTGGCCCTACGCTTTCGCGTGACACTGTGCTTGCGTCCAGCAATAGCGGCTCACTCGTTAACTTCTCCGCAGGCACTAAAGATGTGTTCTGCGACTACCCAGCCAGCAAGTCTATCTCGGACGGCTTCGGCCTCCTACCACCTGCTAATGGCGGCACCGGTCTCTCCAGCCCCGGTACGGCGGGTAATGTCCTAACCAGCGACGGCACGGAATGGGTGTCGCAGATTCCCTCCGGCGGAGGCATAGCGTATACTACGGTCAAGACCGCGAACTTTACTGCCGCCGCAAACGATGGCGTACAGACTGATACTAGCGGCGGAGCCTTCACGGTTACGCTTCCAGCTACTCCATCTGTCGGTGACCAAGTTTTTGTTGTCGATAGTGCAGGGTCGTGGGCTACAAATAACCTCACAGTCGGACGTAACGGCTCGACCATCAACGGCTCAGCTTCAGACCTCATCTGCAACATCTCCGGTGTCAGCGTTCAGTTGGTTTACAGCGGTACGACTTGGGATGTGTACGCGCAGGTCGGCGGAGCAGGTGCAGGTGTTGTTTCGGCATCGGGCGGTGGTACGGGGCTAACTTCCTCAGGTACTGCCGGAAACGTTTTGACCAGTGACGGCACTGGCTGGACGTCTGCTGCACCGATAGCAGCATACCCGCAAAACATACAAAGCAGCAACTATACGTTAGTTCTTGGCGATGCCGGTAAACAGATATATTCTGCCAACACTGGCGCCCAAACCATCACGATACCAACCAATGCGTCGGTGGCGTTCCCTATCGGAACCATAATTACTCTGTTCAACATGGGTACAAGCACAATTACCCTAAGCGTATCTGGTGTTTCGGTTTATCAAATTGGGAGCACGACAGCCGTAACAAGCCCTAAGATAGCCTCTGGTGTACCCGTACAGTTGGTAAAGACTGGTACAAACGCGTGGAACATACTCACAGGTACGTTAACAACATCCACTATCGCCTCTTATCTCATTGCCGCTGGTGGCGGTTCAGGTGGCTCAAACGACACCAACATGGGGACTGGTGGCGGCGGCGCTGGTGGATTGCTGACCGGCACTTCTACTTTAACATTTGGAACCACCTACACAATCACGGTTGGCGCTGGTGCTGCTGTGCAATCCAGCAACGGTAACGGAAACACCGGTAGCAACTCTTCGGCATTAAGTTTAACGGCCAGTGGTGGCGGTGGCGGCAGCGGTGTAAGTACTGGTGCAGGTGTTGCAGGTGGGTCGGGCGGCGGCGGCTCTGGCTCGTTCGCTTCAGGAACCACATCTGGTGGCGCTGGAACTAGCGGACAAGGTAATAATGGCGGTGCCGGACAAAATAGCACCTCCGATGCTGAAGCCCAAGTTGGCGGCGGCGGCGGCGGCGCTTCTGCTGTTGGTGCGGCTGCTTCGGGTACTTCTGGCGGTAATGGCGGCGCAGGTACAGCAAGCTCAATTACTGGCTCCTCGGTAACTTACGCCGGAGGCGGCGGTGGTGGTAAACGATTAGCTGGTACTGCTGGTACGGGCGGCGCTGGAGGCGGTGGTAATGGTGGTGCAGCGGCTAACGGCTCTGCGGGTACAGCAAATCGCGGCGGTGGCGGCGGCGGTGCTGGCACGGGTGGCGGAGGTACAGTCCGCACAGGTGGCGCTGGTGGCTCGGGTGTTGTTATCCTCTCAATCCCTACAGCCGACTACACCGGCACGACAACTGGCTCACCGACGGTTACAACCAGTGGCTCCAATACAATTCTTCAATTTAATTCATCGGGAAGCTACACGGCATGACAACCCTCTCAAGCATCCTTCCTCCGGTAAACGTATCGACAGCTTCAGGCACACTACCTGCGGGCAGCGGTGGTACAGGTTTAACCTCTCCGGGCACTTCGGCTAACGTTCTTACGAGCGATGGGTCAGTATGGGTATCCAGCGCGATACCAGCAAGCCCAGTTGCATACCCGCAGAATATCCAGTCTGGCGACTACACGTTGGTTCTCGGCGATGCGGGCAAGCAGATATATTCTGCTAACACTAGCGCTCAGACAATCACAATCCCGACCAATGCGTCGGTGGCTTTTCCTATAGGAACACTCATTACGATTGTGAATAGGGGAACTAATTCCATCGTTTTATCTACAACTGGCATATCTGTAATACAAAACGGCGTAGGGGCTATTTCTAACCCATCAATTCTTGCCGTAAACACAACTTTGCAATTATTTAAGACAGGTACAAACGAATGGAATAGCACAGTTGGAACGGTGTCCACCCCCACAGTCTCTTACTTAATTATTGCTGGCGGCGGTAGTGGCGGAAACGCCAGCACCAACTATACGGGCGGCGGCGGTGCTGGCGGATACGTTAGTGAAACCGTAACATATTCCACAGGCACACTGACCGTATCTGTCGGTGCTGGGGGTAGCGCCGGAAGTAATGGTGGTAACTCTTCAGTTACTGGGCGTACAACCGCCGTTGGTGGTGGCCGTGGTACAGAGGCCAACGGAGTTTCTGGAGGGTCTGGCGGTGGCGCTGGTGGTTATGGACCAACTACCGGAGGAGCAGGAACTGCTGGGCAAGGCTTCAAAGGCGGTAACAATGCTGACAGTTTTGCGTGTGCTGGAGGCGGTGGGGCTAGTGAAGCTGGACCTGATGGGCCATCAACCGTGCCTACTCGTGGCGGTAATGGTTTAGCTTCGTCAATCACAGGAACATCAATAACTCGCGCTGGCGGCGGTGGCGGCGGTAGTATTTTTGCGGCAAGCGGCCCCGCTGGCGGAACAGGCGGAGGCGGTGCTGGAGGCGGAACATCAGTAGCGCCAGTTGCTGGAACAGCCAATACTGGCGGTGGCGGTGGTGGTAAAGCTGCATTTGGTAGTAATGCTGCTGGCGGCTCTGGTGTTGTTATCATTTCATCTATTGTCCCAGCGACCTCAACTACAGGCTCACCGACAATCACAACATCCGGTGGTAACACAATTTACCAATTCAACTCATCTGGCACAATTACGTTCGCATAGGATTTATCATGGCGCATTTTGCAAAAATAGAAAACGGCATCGTCACAGAGGTTCTGGTCATCGAACAGGACGTTATCGACACGGGCCTATTTGGCGATCCCTCGCTTTGGGTGCAGACCTCGTATAACACCTATGGCGGTCAGCACCCCGAAGGCCGTCCGCTACGCAAAAACTATGCTGGCATCGGGTTTACCTACGATGCAGAGCGCGATGCGTTTTATGCGCCGCAACCTTTCCCATCATGGACGCTGAACGAAGACACCTGCCTGTGGGACGCACCAACAGCATACCCAGACGACGGCAAGCCTTACTATTGGGATGAAGCCACATTGGCTTGGGTAGAGGTTACGTTACCAACCGGAGAAGCTTAATTATGTCTGACCCTCGGTGGCTCGTCATTGCTGAGAAACTCGTAGGTACCAAGGAAATCCCCGGTCCTGCGCACAGCAAAGTTATTCAAGGCTGGCTTTCTAAACTACGTGCTTGGTGGCGGGACGATGAGACCCCTTGGTGTGGCGTGTTTGTGGCACACTGCATGGCTGAAGCCGGTCTGCCTTACCCTAAGTATTACATGCGCGCTAAGGCTTGGTCGGACTACGGCTCGCTACTACGTCGTGACCGCGTAGCTCCCGGAGCTATTCTTGTCTTTGACCGTGCAGGTGGCGGGCATGTTGGCTTCTATGTAGGTGAAGACACGGGGCATTATTATGTGCTTGGTGGTAACCAAGGTAATGCTGTAAACATAATGAAGCTTGGTAAAAGCCGTCTTGTCGCATGTCGCTGGCCTAAAGATGAACCGGTGCTTGGCAAGTATGTTTTTATGAAGGGCGGAAAAGTCTCCGCAAACGAAGCATAAGGAGTTTATTATGGATAAGAACGAAGTCTACGGTGTAGTACGCACCATTCTCGCTGCAGCTGGCGGTGTCCTCGTGGGTAAGGGGTATATCGACTCTGAAACTGCCGTGGCTATTGCCGGTGCTGTTGCCACTATCGTCGCTGCTGTTTGGTCGGTTAAGTCCAAGCGTGTCGCTGCCCAAGACTAAGAAAGTTACGTACTGACCCACTGAAGAAAGGAGGGGATAAGGCATGTTCGGTTTCTCTCCTTTCTCAGGGTCAGCATTTTCCGATATCAAAGAAACTAACCGGGTAGCCGTAGAGCTAACCGGATTTACGCTTGACGTCATTGATGATGGTGTGGGCGTAGCTGCGGACGGCAACATATCCGTAGACCCTAATGACGTAGACGGCGTCGGTGAGGTCGGCACACCGTTTATAAGTGGTGACGCCAACGTCTCTGCAGTAGCGGTAACTGCGCAAGCCGCACTCGGCTCCGTGCTCGTACAAGCAAAAGCTACCACCGCTCTTACTTCCGTATCTGCCCAAGCACTTTTGGGCACGGCTAACGCCGTCGTTAATACAGCCGCAGCGGTATCCGGCTTAACTGCGACAGGTGTGCTGAGTTCGGTTACTACTTCGGGTGTTGCAAAAGTAACCGTGACAGGGCTGCAAGCCACTGCTTCTGTTGCCTCTGTATCCATACTTCTCTCGCAACGCGTACGCGTAACGGGCTTAACAGCTACCGGTCAGATAGGAACGGCTACTACAGTAGCCAGTTGTAAAGTATTCCCCACTGGTGTACAAGCCGCAGGATTAGTCACAACCCCATTGGTATGGAGCGTTATCAATGACAATCAGACCCCTAACTGGACACCGGTCAATGACGCTCAAAGTAGCAACTGGACGCAAGTGAACGACGGCAATGCCGTAGTGTGGGTGCAAATACCGACGTAAGGAACGAAGATGCCAAGTACATACAGCAACCTTAAAATTCAGCTAATGGCAACGGGTGAGAACAACACCTCATGGGGTGACGTCACTAACGTCAACCTTGGC